AGCTCAAAGAACCGATTCTATTGCTAAATTATTACAATCTTCAGGGTTTACGGTTTCAAATAAAAATTCTGCTATCAGCCTTGTAACATTCACTAAAACAAACGCAAGTCTTGCCCAAATTGATAGGTTTGCTGTTGTTCGCGGTAGAAATGCCAATAACAGTATAGAAAATTTTTATTATGTTGATGATCTGACTACTTTAGATGCTTCTACAACTCTTACTTTTTACGCTGGTAACTCTCTAGTCAAAGAAAATAGAATATATGTCGATTTAGATAATCAAGAATATCAAATTGCAGATACTGATGTAGATGTAAGAACAATAAGAGTATCTGTAAACTCCATTTACTGGAATAATCATACTAATGATCCACTACAAGATCAAGATACAGATGAAAATTCTCAAATTTTCTTTGTTGTCAAAAAAGGAAAATATTACTACATTAAATTTGGAAAAGATCTACAAAGTCAAAATATTAACAGTATTGGAAAATCTGTTACAGGAGCAGACATTGTAAAATTATCGTATGTTATATCTTCTGGATTAGATGGTAATGGAGTAAAACTAACAGAACTAGTATCTAATGGAACTAAAACAATACCAACTGTTTTAGTTTCCTCTACCCCTTCAAGTGGAGGATACGATACACCTGATTTATATTATCTTAAATATATTGGACCAAGATATTATGGTTATCAGGGACTAATTACAAAATCAGATTATGAGGCAGCAATCATATCATCTGGATACCTATCAGATTACACAGATCCACAAAATAAAATAGCTGTTTTTGATGGTCAAACTCATAATAACAATTATGGAAAGATTTATTTTTCGATAATTGGTCTTGATGTTGATTCGGATCAAATATCTTCAATTAAGACAATATTGCAAAGTAAAGCAGTATTTGGATTAAATGTAGAATATAAATCAAGTGAAAATTTCACAGGAAATATAACAATAGCTTGTACTAGAGATGGAACAAAAACTACAAAAACAGTAGGTCAATTACAAAATGATTATGAAGATGCTATTGAAGCTGCATATTCTACACTTATGTTTAATAATTCAATATCAAAAGCAGATCTGATTGTTCTAGCTAACGAAGTAGATAGAGGACTAGTAGTTAAAGATTCAAACATTTCATTTACTTTTACAAAAACACTAAATCTAAATGAAAATAAGACTGTTTATTTCTACAATCCAATCTCAAGTATAACTACTGAATTGGTATCAAGTAATCTATCAACCAGTAATGTAAAGTTTGTTTCTACAACCACCAATGTTCCTGAGTTAAGTGGATTTAAATATATTGATGCAGTTCTATCAAATGGTACTACTGTGAAATCCAAAGTTGGAGTATTTAATGCTACAACTGGATTTATATTGTTCTATGATTCTTTGGTAGTAAATGACGAGTTTGATATAACAATAACTCCAAATACAGATCAAATTTCACCTATACACAACATGGCAGTCGAATATGCAATTTCTAGCATCACAGTAACATGATAATACTATTCAACCCAACCATAGGACAATCTTCAAGTCCAGCTCAATTTAGTGTTGATGTTGGGGCCGAATATGCTATTGATCAGCTTAAATTAATATACGACTTCAACAAACTTTTTAGAGAAGATCTTAATTTTAGATATTATATTGAAAATCAATTTCCTCAATGGATTCAAGATCAGGCTAAAAAGAATACTGATGTAAAAATTATAGAACTCATTCAAGAGTTTTACAATTTTTACTTTTCTATCAATGGATTAAATTTATATCCTAATTATGAGTATATTCAGAGTGCATTTTTCTCTAACCAAGATGGTCTTAGAGCAATGTATGCATCAATGTTCTCTGATTTTGATTTTGATGACTTTATTGAAACTAAAGAACAAGAACTTAGGGAATTCTTAATTTCAAATAAAAGTCGATTTATATCAAGAAAAGGAACAGAATCTTCATACGATTATTTCCTAGATACTCTTTTTGCAGACATAGAATATCAATTATCTAAGGGAGTGGATGATACTTTTGTTCTGAATAGTTCAGAAATGAATGATAAGATCATCACTGATGGTACAGACTATCAAGAATTTGCTATCAAAATACAGGCATCCATAGATGAAAAATATCAGGATGATTTTATTTCGATGTTAAAGCCAGTTGGTTTTTACATGAATCTGACAGAATCTCCAATTACTTTCAATTCTTTACTTTCGTCTATAAGTAAGAATAATCCACTCACCCTTACCATATCCTAATTTTTATCATAAATAAACAGTATGACAAACGCAAATAAATCTGAAAATATCTTCTCTTCAAGTGCAGAACAATTCATTTATTCTGCTTTTGAAAAAGACTATTATATTGGCTTTGGTGTTGGTAAGGCTGGATACGAAAAATATACAAATAAATTATCAAAAGTTGCTGCCAATAATGCAATTTTTGCCGCAAGAGTCTTACCAAATAGTATAACGGCTGTTATTGATCGTAATGACTGGCAACCAAAAGTTTATATTCCATATAATGCTGGAGTAAATATAACTAATAGCATTTGTTTTAATCCCACAAACGCTGGGTTGTATCTATGTTTGAAGGACGGAAGCAACAACAGACAAAGCTCTTTCGGGCTTGAAAAGTCTAGACATATGCCATTTGGTGGGCCAGGGGAAATTGTAGAGTCTCCTGATGGATACCAGTGGGTTCTAATAGCAAAAGACCAATTAAATAATTATCTAACTAATTATACCCGCATTCGCGGCATTGATACTATGGCCCTGTTTAAGGGGCCTATAGCCGATGCAGCAAGCCCGACAGGGACTACTGGTGGTGGAGGAGCAACTGGACTTAGCCCAGGTGCATGCTGTCTATACGCTAAAGAAGACCTTGATATCAATGGTGTATGTTTAAACAAGGGAGATATAGTACAAGCATTCACAGTTCCAAATAAGGTAACATGTGAAATTTTCGGAACCCTTCTAGATCTACATCCAGTATTCAAAGATTCTTTGTTGGGCGTGTGCGGAGGGTTCTTCAACTTCTCTGGTACTGCTGGGTGTACTCCATGTGATGCTACATCTTCCAGCGTGACAGTATTTGAGGTTTATAGCGATGTAGTTTCGCAATATCCGGCTTCAGATCCATTTAGAATAAATTACGAAGCTCAATCTACAAATTTCAAATCTGGCGGATTGCTAAATGTTGTCTGGTGGGATGACCCAACAAAAGCATTCTTTGTGAGTAAGAAAGATCCAAAACTTGTTCTTGCTTACGATGGGACAATAGGAAATTTCGAAGCATATTTGAAGACTGAATATGTCGGATCCAATTTAGGATATAAAGTAATTGGTGTTAACTGGATTAATCCATTAGATGTTCAAAATTGCGTTTACATTGAACCAATTGATTTGGAACCGGGTGTTATAGGATCAAGCCCCAATGGAGATTTTTCTGAGTGTTTAACACAGATAGAATTTGGATTTACTCCAGAAACTCCTGGTAATTATCTAAATGTTTACGGTTTATTAAGACCATCTAAAATTGCAATTGAACATTCTTTAACAAAATCAGAATTGCAACAACTTACTCCATTAACCCCAAATCCAACATTCCAATTAGATTCTGTTTTTATATCAAAGGGAATAAAGTATCCAGATGGAAGAAAATTATCTCCTTTGGTAAACAGAGCTTATACTCCGAATTTAAAAAAAACAGCAGCTACTGCTACAGTTCCTGGTACTGCTACTATTAGCGAAGCGAGTTTTATTCATGATTCTGTATCAACATCAAGTAATTATTTTGCAAATAAGTTAAACAGAACAAAGACATCGAAATATTCAGCCGATCTAGTAGAACCAGCAAACTCTCTATCTGCATATAAGATGACAAATTTCGGTGGTAATGAAGTTCTAATAACATCTTATAATGCAGCCACATCACTTACCGGAGGCATAACATTAGACTATAGTAACTCAGATAAGAGTAGCGGATCTGTTACTATTTCGGCTCTAACGAAAGCACCATTTACATTCGATGGATGCGAAATAATTTTTGCATCAGATGCAAATATCAGTAGTTCATCGTCTACATATGAAGTAACAGCAATTTTTGATATATCATGACATACCCATTAGATAACAATCAATTTCCTCTGACTAATTACCCATACTCAAGTAGAGCATGGAGCAATAATGAAAATTTAGATCCAAAGAAGAACTACACTTCAGTTGGATTTAAAGCAGGAGCAAAATTACAAGCATCTGAATTAAACGAAATTCAAGAAAATGCTATGCTCCAGCAAACTCTAACTCTGACCATGACAAGGGAATGGTTTAACGAGCTTTTAGGTAAGACTGCTGGTGGTCCGGCATGGGAAGGTGCAATGCCACTATTTCCGAAGAATCATCCTCTTGGTGGCACTTACACTAAGCTAGTAGGATATACCTTTGTAAATGGAACTGGAATAACTTTAACATTTAATTCTGGCTGGTATTTACTTACTCTTCCGTCTGGATTAAAACAATGGTTCCATTTAAATTCTGGTCAAACGGCATTTATTAATCCTCTGACATCTATAGAATATTATGCAGGGGTTTCTTTTGCACAAGATTACATTGATTGTTCTGAAGATTCTACCTTATATGATACTTCAAGCGGATCACCAGCAGTTTCTATTTGTGGAGCTGATCGTCATCAGTTAAATTTCACAACCCTTTCAATTACTGGTGCGTCTGGTTTTAGCGATTCTACTTTCAACAAAGTTCTTTCTATCACCTTGACAGGATCTACTTTAGGAGTAAAATATATTAATGGTCTGACTATTTGAGGTATTAATTTATGAGTGAACCTAAAAAAGATTGCGGTTGTAAAAAGAAAAAATTCTCCGATTCTCCTCTACCAAACAAAGAACCAGCTCTAAAAAAAGCTTTGAGTATGATTCAAAGTTACTCTATGGCTATTGCTTCTAGAGGACTTAAGGATAAGAAAGTCGATAAGACTGTAAAGCAACTAAGAGTTTTAAGTTGCTTTGGAAACGAACACGTTGGAGGAGAACTACCTCCGTGTGTTCATTTAAAGAAGTCTACGACTGATGGTAAATTCTTCTGTGGTGGTTGTGGCTGTGGAGATAGAAAAAATACTTGGCTAAACGGATCAGACGAAGAGTATAGCAAATTGGACTATCCTTCAGTGAATTGTCCTCTTTCAATGCCAGGATTTACAAACTATTCTATGAGCCTTCCACAAGAAGCCATTGAACCAGAATCAAGAAAACATTACATTGAAAATTTGGACTTTAATTCTGTTCAAAAAATCGATGTTACTATGCCAGACACTCCAAAAGAGGTATCTGAAATTCTGGATAAAGTAAAACAAAGAATAGAAGAAGCTAAAAATACTGCACCGAAGGAATAAGTAGAGTTTCGTTGTGCATAAATATTTTCAATGGCACAACCAACCTCAAGAGATTCCTTAATTCAATATGCTTATAGGCAACTAGGTGCTCCAGTAGTCGAAATCAATGTAGACTACGAACAGGCCAGTGATCGTCTTGATGACGCTCTGCAATTCTTTGCAGAACGTCATTACGATGGCGTAGAAAGAGCATACTTTAGCTATCAGTTGACAGACACTGATATTGCTAATAAGTTTATTGATACTAATTCTTTGGGACCAATAGTTGGAGCCTCTGGAGCTAATCCAAACGGATATGATATTCTTTCTATTATAAGAGTATTTCCTTTTGGAACTTTAAATGCAAATGAGCTTTTTGATATCAGATATCAGATGGCTCTTAATGATGTTTATGGTATTAATACAAATTTAGGATTTGTAAATTCTGCTCCAATTGCAAATTATGATCTAACTAAACGATATATTCGTTTAATTGAAATGATGTTCGATCCAGAAAGAACAATTCGTTTCAATAAAGTCACAAATAAACTTTACATCGAAACTGATTGGTCTGCCTTAAAAGCAGGAACCTATCTCTCAATAGAAGCTTATGTCAATTTAAATCCGGATTTATATCCTGAAATTTATAATGATCGTATGCTTAAAAAATATTTTACTGCTTTGATCAAGAAACAATGGGGAGCAAATTTATCAAAATTTGATGGTGTAGCTCTTCCGGGTGGAGTTTCACTTCGTGGAGGACAAATATTTGGCGAAGCAGTTCAGGAAATTGCAATATTAGAAGATCAAATTGTTTCCTCATATGAACTACCTCCAGATATGATGACTGGATAATATGGCTTTAAATCCTTATTTTAAATTTCAAGGAACCGAACAAAATGTTGTAGAAGACAACATTGTTGAAATAATTCGTATGATGGGGAAAAATGTTTTATACATTCCCAGAGAAAATGTAAATTTGGATAGGCTTTTTGGCGAAGATCAATTAAATAAATTCACAAAAGCTTATCAAATAGAAATGTATGTTGCATCTGCTTCTGGTTTTGATGGATCAGATCTCATTACTAAATTTGGCCTTGAAATTAAGGATAAAGTAAATCTGATTGTCAGTAAGAAAAGATTTTCCAAAGAAATCACAACAAAGAATTCTACTATAATCAGACCAAGAGAAGGAGATTTAATTTTCTTTCCCCTGAGCAAAACTTTCTTTGAAATTAATTTCGTAGAACATGAATTACCATTCTACCAATTAGATAAGAATTATGTTTTTACTTTAAGCTGTGAAACATTTGTTTACTCAGCAGAACAGTTCAATACTGGAAACACAGATATGGATACCCTATCAGACACCAAACAAAGTGTATTTAACTTTAATATTGGTGCTACATTCTCAGGATTTACAGCAGCATATAATAAAGCTGTTCGCGGAGAAAAATACTTTGTTGCTGGATCTGTTTCTGGTACAACCGCATACTTCAGATTGCTTGACTTTGATCTAGAAGGTAGCGGAATGACTGCTCTAATGGCATCTATTGATGGAGTGACATTCAGTAATCCGATCACAGTTACTAGTGACGTTTCTGGATCTACATTCCGAGTTCTATCAGTATCTACTACTACTAAATCAGTTACGATCAATCCAATTCTTGATGATCTTGAAGGTGAAATCAATCCTCTAGATTATCAAAGAGGATTTACTGGTAGCGGAAGCAAGATAGATACTCCTATCATCAACTTCAGCGAAGTGGATCCATTCTCAGAAGGTAATTACTAATGTTTGGTTCATACAATAATCAATCAATACGAAAATTAGTTATTGCTTTCGGATCTTTATTTGATGAACTATATGTTAGAAGAAAAAACGATAACACTGGTGCAATAGAAAATGTCAAAGTTCCTATTACATTTTCTTCAAAAGAAAAATTTCTAAGAAGACTAGAATCTAATTCATCCATTACTGACAATGTAAAAACTCAAATCAATTTGCCATATATGAGTTTTGAAGTCTCTAATATTGTTTATGATTCTGTAAGAAAAAGAAATAAATTAACAACAACCACTCAAACAGTAACCGAAGCAGTAGGTGGAATAGAAAATTCTTATAAGACATTTTCAGAAACACCAATTGTTGTAACATTTAATGTTTATTTCTATTCAAGAAGTTTGAATGAAATATTTCAAATTCTTGAACAAATAATGCCATACTTCAATCCAGAATTTAATATAAGAATGAATTTCAATAAAATATTTGAGAATGTAAATATTCCAATTTCTTATAGAGAATTCAGACTTATTGATGATTATGAGGGATCTCTTAATAATAGAAGAGTGGCAATAGGAGTAGTTAGTTTTACTGCTGCTTCGTATGTCTTTGGCGAAATAAAACCAACAATTATAATTGAAGATGTAATTGATGATATAACATTAGATCCTGATTTAGATCCAGATTTTGATCCAGTACCAACTACACAAATAACAGTAAGTACAAATTTTGGAACATCTACTTATTTCTTACCAATTTCTCAAAATAATTTCAGAACAGATTTGACATGGACGGAAACATCCGTTACTGCCTTAACTACAAATGTAGCAATAATCACAGATGCTAATAGATTACTTTATACAGTGAATGTTCCTGCAAACACGCTACAATTATCAGCAGCTCAAGTAACAGAAGCACTAGATAGTATATGTACTGAATTGGGTATTTGTGGTGTAGATGATGGAATTCTTAGAAAACTAAAAGTAGTAATAACTAATGGTACTACTGTTGCTTCTAAGGCATTTAAAGCAGTGATGGATTGTACAACTATATGTCCGTAGAAAAACTAAATGAATTTTTTAATATTGAACCTTCTGGCAGAACTTTAGAGACAAAAGATCTAGCAAAGCCAGATGCTGACTATGATTTTGCAAAACAAAATTTATATGAAATTATAGGCAAGTCAAAAATAGCCTTGGACGGAATTTTAAAAGTAGCAGCAGAAGGTGATTCTCCAAGAGCATATGAGGTAGTTACTCAAATGCTAAAAACTATGTCGGAGATTAATAAAGATTTGCTTGAACTTGAAAATATCAAAGCAGAATCTAATAAAACTACAATAAAGTCAACAACGAATAATTCGTTCTTTATTGGTTCTACAAGTGATCTTCAGGATCTAATCAATCCTGAACGGAGCAAGAAAAAGGCTCTAGATATAATTGATGTGGAAGTGAAGAATGTCGAGGAAATTTAAAGGTTACTTAGGTAATCCAAACCTAAAAGAAGCTGGAGTAAAGATTGACTATACCGAAGAACAGATTCGGGAGTATGTTCGTTGCTCTCAGGATCCAATCTACTTCATTAAGAAATACATCAAAGTAGTGTCTCTGGATAAGGGTCTAGTTCCATTTGAACTATACGATTATCAGGAGGACATGGTTACTAAGATGCACAACAATCGTTATATCATTGCCAAACTGCCTCGCCAGTCTGGTAAGAGCACCACGATTGTAGCATTTATTCTGCACTACATTCTCTTTAACCAGAGCATGAGCGTAGGTATTCTGGCAAACAAGATGAATACTGCTAGAGAAATTCTTGGCAGACTTCGCCTAGCCTACGAGTATCTTCCCAAATGGCTTCAGCAGGGCATCATTGAATGGAACAAAACTTCCATTCACTTGGAGAACGGCTCCAAGGTCATGGCCTCTGCTACTTCATCATCTGCTGTTCGTGGTGGTTCGTTCAATCTAATCTTCTTGGACGAGTTCGCCCATGTCCCCCAGAATGTAGCAGAAGAATTCTTTAGCTCAGTTTACCCAACCATCACATCAGGTCAGACCACCAAGGTCTTCATGGTATCTACCCCTAACGGTCTGAACATGTTCTACAGCTTCTGGAAGGGGGCTACAAGGAAGCCTGGGGACGAAGGAAAGAACGAGTATGTCCCCATAGAAGTATCGTGGAGACAGGTCCCTAAGTACGCTGGTGGGCCTCTACGCGACGAAGAGTGGAAGCAGCAGATGATTGCTCAGACCAGCGAACAGCAGTTTGAGCAGGAGTTCGAATGCTCATTCCTTGGTTCTTCAAATACACTTATCAGTGCCAGCAAACTAAATTTACTACAATTTGATAGACCTTTAGTTAGAGAACCAAGCGGTCTTTACATCTACGACGAACCAATAAATGAACATGTTTACTTCATAATGGTTGATACAGCAAGAGGTCAAGGCAAAGACTACACAGCTATGGTTGTTATAGATTCTACCCAAAAACCGCACAGAGTAGTGGCAAGATATAGAAACAATACCATTTCGCCATTTGATGTTCCTCCTGAGCTATACGCGCTAGCAACGAAATACAACAATGCTCACTTGCTAATTGAAGTAAATGATATCGGTGGCCAGATTGCAGATGTAATGCACGAAGAATTTGAATACGAAAACATTATCCAAACCACAATGATGGGTAGGGCTGGTCAGAAAGTTTCTCTAGGCTTCGGGCGTGGGACTAAACAAAGAGGTGTTAGAACCAGCGCAGCAGTCAAAAAACTGGGTTGTGCTGTTTTAAAAACTCTAATTGAGCAAGATAAACTGCTTGTTAGAGATTATGACATCATTCAAGAATTGATGACATTTATTTCCAAGCATCAAACATTTTGTGCGGATGATGGATATACGGACGATTTGGTTATGTGTTTGGTTTTGTTTGGATGGCTGACACGACAAGGTTACTTTGAAGAGATTATAGACTTACAAAGGAAAAAAATTATAAATACCACAGAGAAAGAGGAGGAAGAGAATACCACTTTTTTTATGGGTCCAACTGAGTTTGATATAGAAAAAACATTCAAGGAAGGTAATTCTCTTTGGTTTACTGAGGAATAACAAATATGCCATCAATTAACATTTTCGAAAACTCAACCCCAATCATTCAAGGAAGCGAAGCAGAAGCATCAACTCACTTGGCCGCATTCATTTGTGGATATTCTTTATACCACAAAATGACCCAGCAGGACACTACTCAGCTTGGTTATAAAGTATTTAATACAAAAGACGAATTAGTTTCTGTATTTGATATTGATGTCCTAAGCGGAGTTTGTTCCGGATTCCCCATCGGACCTGGTTTCAGTGGTGGAAACACTCAGGATAGAGAATTGCATTCGGCAATAAATTATCTTTTATACGGTGGTATTTTGGTGGCCGCAACTGGAGCCACTGCGCTTAACAACACAAATCTAGCAATTGATAGCGTTTTCTGCGAAGATAATACTAAATTCCAAGATGTAATCACTTTAGTCAATTTGCGCCAAGACTGTGTTGGTATTCTTGGTTCTTCAGCTGAGTACCACAACGGAGTTTCTGCAACATATCCAACCGCAACTCTTGCACCATATTCTATCTACGGAATTACTGGAATAACAGGTAACACAGGAAACGATGAAAACTTCTTCAGCATAATTGGAAGAAAAACAGTAGATAGATTCTACGGAACAACAGGAACTGTTAATTTACTATTAACTTCAGATGTTGCTGGTTTAATGGCTTCTGTAGATGTTGGTTTTGGTCCTTGGAATCCTCCTTCAGGTATTCGCAAGGGAGAACTACAAAGATTTACTAATTACGAACCAAAATTTAGTGAAACAAATATCGATAGTCTAAATGATCTATTTGGTATCAATAGTCTTAGCGGAATTTACGGATATCCTGATAGGGTCTACGTAATGGGTGATTCTACACTTGAAAAGGTAGATACAGATAGAATGCATATTGGTATTGCTAGACTTATTCTTCATATTAAGAGAGGAATAAAACCTCTTCTACAAGGTGTTTTGTTTGAAGTAAATAACAATAGCACAAGAACTGCTCTATCAAACGCTGTTACAAGCTTCCTTGAAAGAGTAAAAAATAAGGGTGGTATTTCAACCTATACTGTTACTTGCAACGAAACTAATAATACAGAAACCGTTATTAGTGCTAAACAATTGGTAATTGACATTACATTCATCCCATATTACACAATTGAATCAGTAACATTTAGATTCGTTCTATCACAAGCTTAATGGCTTTAAACTATTCCATAAAGGAAATAGAGGGTAAAAAGATCGTAGATGGGGGTTTCCTCATCTACGATTCTCTATTTTTTAGTGTTCTTGGAATAACAGAAAAGCATAAAACTTTAGAGTCTGTTTATGATTTTACAAAACTTATAAACAGCGGTGATTTTACTCAAATAGACTCAAGTATTACTGATTCAGACATATTCTTAAAAGAACTGAATAGTACATCTTCAACTTCATATAGAAGTAATTTGAGAAAAATAGATTTTTACTTCAATTTTATTTTAGATGCTCTGCATTACAATTATAAAATTTATCTAGTAAATGCATCTACAGAGAGTAATGTATTTGAAATACTTAATAGATGCGATTTGGATTTTTTAGTATACGATCCAACTAAAACCACAATATCTACTGACTTCAAAACTGAAGTAAAATTAAAAAATATACCAGTATTATTCAATTCATCAGTATCTTCATCGTCTTTTAGTCCAATTGAAAATTTTTATATCTTAAATAATGTTACAGATTTAAATTATCAATTTGATGGTTTTTATGCAAGATCGGAACTAAATGATACTGATTTTAATCAATTATCATTTACTGTTGCTGGTGCTAAAAGAATAAAAAGATATTATGGAGATGAGAATATTACAGATGATAGTGAATATTCAAATTCTCCATATGTTTTAGTTTCTTTACTTAGTGATATTGCTGGAATGTTAGCCAGAAGCTATTCCGAATATCCTTGGATTTCAATCGCTGGTTTTAGAAACGGAAGAATATTAAATCAAAGATTTGGCAAGATAGCATTAACATCTATAAGATATTCAGAGGATATTATTCCTCAAACACCAACAAATATAACATTATCTTCTGGTTCAAAATTGAGCACTGCTCATTCCAGAGGAATAAACACAATATTGAAATTATCAAGTCCAACAGGAAAAGAATATTATCTTGCCAGCGATTTATCAGGCATAACATCATCACAAAATGAAGTTAAAGAGACATTTTCTTATGGAAATTTGCTATCGTATATTTCAAGAAATAGTAAACAAGTCATAAATGAATATTTATTTGAACCTAATATCCCTGAAAATAGAGAACAAATAACAAATAAATTAAATAGAATGATGGAAACAGTAAAAGTAAATAGCGGCGTGGAATATTACACCGTTATTTGTAACGATAGTAATAATACTGCAAATACAATTGCACAAAGTAAACTTGTAGTGGATATATCCTATAAACCTATACAAAGCCCAAGCGTAATAAATCTAAATTTTACTACATAATAAAAGAATTAGAGGGTAAAATAAATGGCAAATAGTATCCAAGATTTTATTAATGGGTTTAGAGGTGGTACTAGAAAGAATAGATTTAAGGTAACTGGATCTTTTCCCAGCGACGTTGGTGGAGATCCAACCAAATTAGAATTTCATGTTCTTTCTGCTTCTCTACCAAATTCTACTCTCGGTATTGTTAATTTTCCATATAGAGGAAGATTAATTCCTTATGTTGGAGATAGAACTTACGAACCATGGGATGTTTTAGTTTTAGATGATAGCGTTGCTGGTCTTTACAACGCATTTCAAGGCTGGACAGAATTAATAAACAATCAAGAGACAAATGAACATGCATATGTTGCTGATGATAGCTGGTTTGGTGGTTCAGCCGCAGGAGCTGCTATTCAAGATGACTCTTGGTATATTGAACAATTAGATTTAAACGGTGCTCCAATTAAGAAAATAATTTTAAGATCTTGCTGGCCAAGCACTGTTAGTGCATTGCAATTCAACATGGCAGAAACAGGATTTAATTCTTTTGCTGTAAGAATGAATTATAATTACATTCAGGTAGATGGTATCAATACTTAATCATGTCGATTCAATCCTTCATAACTAATTTTAGAGGAGGAACACGAAAAAATAGATTTCGTGTGACATGTACAATTCCTGGATTTTTAATTCCACCTAGTTCTGGTCTTGATCCTGATTATACGCCTATTACATTATCATCTGCTGAGCCTGGTGAGTCAGCTGCGTTTGGTGGATTTGATGATTTTCATGTTCTTGCCACATCATTACCAACTTCAATAATCACTACAAATCCAATTGATTATCAGGGTAGAAGAATTTTATATCCTGGAGATAGAATTTATAGTGGAGATGGTTTTAATGTTTGGACTGTTACAATACAAGATGATATTCCATCATCTGCCGCAACATTAAATAAATTAAATAATTTATGGACTAGATTGCATGGATGGTCTAAC